TAATAATAATAATAATAATAATAATAATAATAATAATAATAATTATAATAATAATAATTATAATATCGCTCAACTTGAAGATGAGTATAGGAGGTGGGCTTTACTAGCGATGAGAAATAATAACTTTAATTTACAAGATTTCCAGAGTAATGTTGTAGTTAGACCAACTATACAACAAATTAGTGATGCAACTCAAATTATTAAATTTTCTGATATTCAGAATCCATTAAATACATCATGTCCTATTTTACAAATAGAATTTCAAAATGATGATGAAATTTTACAAATTAGACATTGTCGACACAATTTTTGTAGAACAGCTTTAAATTCCTGGTTTGAAACAAGTGTTTATTGTCCAATGTGTAGACATGATATTAGAGATATCCCTCCTCCAGAAGAAAATAATACTTCTGAAAATAATACTTCTGAAAATAATATTTCTGAAAATAATACTTCTGAAAATAATACTTCTGAAAATAATACTTCTAATAATGCTTCTAATAATACTCCTAATACTAGTAACACAAATATTAATAGTACAAATATTAATACTATGGATATTATTAATCCTATGAGACTTTTAAATAGTAATGATAGATTTATATCTAATTTTGCTCAAATGATTACTAATGATGTTGCACAACAATTTAATAGAAATAATTATGACTCTTCTGGTAATATTTCTTTGGAATATACTTTTGGTATTGCTCCTGGTCTTATAATACCAAATGTATTTTCCAATACACCTAATAATAATAATAATAATAATAATAATAATAATAATAATAATTAATATAATGTGGGTGAGTACTAGTACTTATGGTATATGTAAACTATTAGGTACAATTTAAATCTATTGGTGTTGGAATAATAAGAGGAACTATTGGTATAGATAATATTGTTCGGCGAGTTTCCCGTACTTTTAATTCTGCATCCCATGCTTTTGATCGTAATTTACGTAAATTATTTTTAGTTTCTTGAAAATTTGTATCATTATTTTTTATTGTTTCTCTATAATCTTTTTGTTCTTTTTCAACTATTTTTAGTTGGTTTTTTGCTAATTCTAATTTATCAAATAATTTCTTTATATCAGGATTTTTATTTGCCTCTTTTTTTGCCTGAGTAAATAAAATTTTATCAGCTGAACTCATCTTTTTACCTCGATATGAATAATATCCATATCGATTTCTATTCTTTATATTGCTACCACTACTATTAATTCCTCTATTACCACAACAAGGGCATTTTCCATCAGGACCACATTCATCTTCGCTAGATGGGCGATGTCTAAACCATGTAACAATACAATGTGTATGAAACTTATGACCACATTCAGGCAGCTCATAGTTCTGAGCACAACTTAAACCTTGTTGACAAATAACACATATTTCTTCATTTTCATCTGGAAGATTTACATTCAATAAATTTAACACGGATTTTGACATTTATTATTATTGATACTTTTTATTTAAGCATTTTTATAGCAATAAAAAATAATTGGTAACAAACCACTCTATAAATAAATTATTATTTTAAATATTATTTAAAATATTTATTATTTTTTTGTAGTTTCTTTAAGATATTTATCAAATATTAAAGCTTTCACTTCTTTATTACGTAACGCTTCTTCTTTTTTTCTGTAAGTTTCAATATCAGGATATTTTTCTCTAAGTGCTTCCAATTCTTCTTTCCATTTTCGTAATGTATGACCTTTTTTCTTTTTAAAATCACGAAGATCTTCTAATACTAAACCAAATACCTGTTGTAATGGCTTCATTATTTGATTAGTAATATAAAATGCATAATTAATAGATAAATTATTTTCTTTAATAAATTCTGGTGTTTCAATTCTTTCTCCTTGAAGAGCTTTTTTATCAGGATTTTCAACGTATGCATATGCAATTCTATCACCAGAAGTTGGTTTATTACCTGGATCACGTTTACCCATTCTATCAGCTAATACTTTATGTGCAATTTGTTGAGGATTTTTATAATAAGAGCGTAAAGATTTAGTAATAACTAATTTATCGATACTATATTTTTCATCAATAATATCTTGTAAACATTGTTTTGTAAATTCTACAGCTTTTTCTACATTTTTATCTTTCATTAAAATATCTATTACACCACCATAAACATCTTTTACTATAGGAGCATTATCTCGTCGTTTTAAAACAATTCCCATGGATTTTCTTTTACATTTATGTGGATCATCTTCATATAACATTCCTACATATCGTTTTTTTGATAATAAACAAAATGGTAAAAATGTTTTTTCATATTCTAAGTCATGTGGCTTTTTTAAAAATAAAGTAGCTAATTCACCAGCTTTTTTAGCTAACTCAATTGTAATTTCTAGAGCTTTTTGTCCAATAATTTTTGTTCCATCTAATTCTTTTGGATTAAATTTAAAGAATACTGAATCAGTATCACCATAAACATATTCAGCTTTTACAATAATTATACCATGTTGTGTTTCAACTTCAATATTATCATATGCTTCTTCAATTACACGTTGAGCATATGTTAATAATTTTCTACCAATTGCAGTAGTTGATGCAGCACAATCTTTTTCATAAAATGTACTAGTTTTTGCACCTGTTTGACCATACATAGAATTTGCTGTAACTTTAATACTTAATTGACGTTTATCTAAAACATTTTTCATAAAATCATCTTTTTGTTGTGGAATTAATTTTCTAGTTGCTTTTCTAGCTGCAAGCAATTCTTCCAAAATAGCAGGCATAATACCCTTACCATCAGGAAATTGTGCATATCTACATATTTTATATCCTTTAATTACTTTTTCCATAGCTGCTTTAGGATTATCATTTTTTCGTTGCCATTTATAAGTATCATATTTAATATCAACGTATTTATAGTTTGGTAAATTATCATAAATATAATTTCCATCACTATCTTTTTCTCCTTCTTCTTTTATTAAATTATTTTCTAAATCATATTCTTTTGTTAATACTTTACTATCATGTGATATATTTTCACTAATCATTGATGATGGATATAGAGAACTATAGTCTACACATGCAACAGGTTCTTCCAAATATAATTTACATTTAGGCGGTAATACAATCGCACCTTCATAACCTTCATCATCCATAGTTTTCTCAATTACTGGCATTAAAGTATTTTTTTCTCTACATTTTTTTGCAATATAACTAGTTAGCTTAATACCTTGCCCTCTCATAACTAAAAACTCCATAGGAACACTACATAAACTAGCCATTTCAACAAATCCAGTAATAACATCAATCTTTTTTAGTAAATGATGAACTAAATTACAATCTTGAATACAATATTTTGCAATTATGGCTCTTTCATCTGGACCTTCATTTGTCATTCTAAAAATATCCTGAGGTGTTACATCGTCTTTTGCCAATCCCCATCTAACTTTTTTTTTCATATCAGGTGTTTCAATACTATCCAGACAAAATGAACTTTCATTTTCATTTATATTATTTACTTTAAATTTTTGACCATTTTTATAATTATCAACCGAATGTGCTTCTTCTTCAATAGTAATATAATTACCATTTTCTAATCCAGTTAAATTTTTAGTATATATTTTTGTAATATTATCAATATATTCTATATTAGTAACATAATCTCCAATAAAATAACTACCTACATAATCTAATTTATATTTAATTAATTGATAATCACGTCTTAATAAATTATACATATCTATTTGTAAACGACCATTCATTTTAACATATTTTAAATCATGTTGACCACTAGCAATACATAAAGTATTAGTTTCTAAACCAAATTCTTCTTGTTTAGTATTCCAATTCCATTTTTTACTTAGACAAACCTCTTGTTTATTTCTTGATAATTTTAAAAATTTTTTAACACAACCTAACTCTTTAGCTCGTTCATACATAAAACTATAATCAAAACCAAATATATTATATCCTATAATAATATCTGGATCTTCTTCTTGAATTAGATCTGTCCAAGCAGATAATAAATCTTTTTCAGTATCTACACACTCAATTTTAGAATTTTCTATTTGTGGTAAATTACTACAAGTTCCTTTAACAAGACAATGATTTAAATATGGTTTATCTTCACCATATTTTAAAAATGTAGATCCAATAAATGTTACTATATCACCTTCTAATTTAGGAAATACTTTATTACAAGCTTTAGTTATTTCCATGATTTTTGTATCACGTTCTACTTTTTCTTCATTTAATAAATCTATAATAGTACCTTTTTTTCTATATGCTTTTGATATAGATTTTTTATAAAACCATTTACCTGTTTCCTCTATATCTTGTTCATTTGTTCCTTCATCACACTCATATTCATCATCACTTGAATAATTATTAGTTTCATCATCTTGTTCAATATCATTTTTTAAACTAATAGGTTCTATTTTCTCAAATAATTTAAATTGTAAATCTAACATACTAGAATTCATTGCTGTTTTTGGGTAAACAATATCAACATTCGGAACTTTATTTTCTGTTAAATTAAATGCAGTATATATTATATCTTTTAAATATTCATTGTCTGATTTATTTAATTGATTATCATTCCAAATATCTACAATATTTGTTGCTAATTTTTTATAATCTTTTTTTGCAAGTGGAAAATCTCCATGACTACTACTAGCTTCAATATCATAACTACATATCTTGTAAGGAACACTAGTTTCTTTATTTGGTAAACTAACAATATTATTATAGTTAATTGTATACTCATATGTACAACTAGTTGTATGTTGTTTATGTTTAGTTACATTTTTTAAAGGTAATGAAATCCATCCTGAAGGACTAATTTCTTTTATATGAAACATTCGTAGTAAAGGAGGAATATTTGCTTCATATAAATATGTTTTATCAGGACCATATTCATATGCATCCAAAAATCGTTCTTTTTTACTATTATAAGAATACCACAAATTTTTTGCTTTTTTCATAGATGATTCGCAACGAAATTCGATTAATATAAATTTATAATTTTTTCCACCATCAAATCCATACAATGTTTTTTGTTCAACAAATTTATGATTTATTATACTTTCTGAATAATAACCTAATTCTTCTCTTATTTGATTAATTATTCCACATCTGTGAGAATCTTTCCAATTATCAGGTACTTTAATATAGAAGAATGGTGAATATCCTTCAATATATATCGATACTGTTTCACCTTTTTCAT